CACAAAGGCACATACGATTAATGAACGAAAAATAAATATTACATATATATAAAAATGGAAAATGATAAAATATCACAAAGGTTTATAAATGGCCTAAAAAAATATGATTTGACTATGGATGATATACAAAATGATTGGACTTATATGGGTGGTGATAAAGGTGATCATAAAAAATATTTTGAAAAGAACTATAAAAGTGAGCAATTACCACAATTAAGTACAACATGTATATGTGGGCATAAGATAAAAAACAATTGTTTTATAACAAACGGGAAAACCGTGTTAATAGTTGGAACAGCCTGTGCGAAACGGTTTGTTAAAAGACAGGATAGAACATGTGAAAAATGTGGAATGGAACATAGAAATAAAAAGAACAATATATGTAATAAGTGTAGGAAATTATTTACTATAACAAGACCAAAAGAAAAATATATTATATTATCTTTTAAATAAATACTTTAAACAACTTCATCAATCAAAGGTTTATAGAATATTCTGTTATCATCAAAATATAGATTTGGTGATTGAATCTCATAATATTTTTTATAGATGTAAAAAAATATTATTTGAGAGATTGTTGATAAAAGACTAATAGTAATAATAATATACATATATAATTAATCTAACCATATAATATCTCTTGGTAAATTAATTTTATAACAATAATAGAAGCAATCAAAACAGCATGAACTTTTATAATTTTCGGGAACTACACCATCTACTAATTTTACAAAATGAATTCTTTTTTTTGGAATAATAATTTGTATTTTATCCTTCCAATCTCTAAAATATGATGTATTAATTTTAGAGGAAGGCATTAACAATATAAAAGGTTTATCTAGAATTAACAATCTACGCATAATATTTTTACAATCACTGTATGGTGGATTAGATAATATAAGATCACCTAAATCATTTTCATAAAAATCTATATCTTTATGAATAACATTAAATCCCAATTCAGTTAGATATCTACCGCTCTCTCCATCACCATAAAACGCCTCCCATATTACTTTATCCTTCGGTATGTATTGTTTAATATTTTCCCAAGCGTATCTAGGTGTCATATAATCATTATGTGTTTGATATGTATTTAATCCAGCCATAGTACTATTATATATATCTATTATATTTAAGTTTCAATTTTCTGAGTAAAGCGGCCATATTTCCGGCATAACTGATATAGGTTATACCGATAAACTGCCGTATAACCCGTTAATCCTTCAATATAATTTAAATTATAACGAAGGATTAACGGTGTTTCCAATAGTTTCACGATATAACTGATATAGGTTATATCGGAAATATGACGGCGGGCTATAGAACATGAACCAAGAGAGATTTATTAATGATAATGATAATGATATGTTAGTTTCTTCCTTTCATTCAAATTCTTTAATTTATATTTTATTACTTTTCTTTTTTTATAATAAAATAAATACATATTTCGTGTAAATTGTTTTGATATTGAATATATTATGTCTTGATTAAATATTGATCTAAACATAATACTTAGAAATTTTATACTCCTCATTATATTATATCAATATAGTATTCATTCTTCATTCTTCTGTTTTTCACTTTCACCTGTATTAAATAAATTATACGACTTTAATATCACTTCTATACTTGTACCTCTATCTTTTGCTAGATGTTCAATCTCATTATATTTGTTTTTACTTAATAAATCTTTTATCTTTATTTTAAATAATTTTGTTTGTCCCAATTTATTTATGGTATATCCTATTATCTTATCATTAAATGTTGAGATATTTGTTATTTTTTTTCCATTTTTCATAGGTAGTAAATAATCATTTTCATTTAATTTTAATGATTTTAATTCCTTTGTAAATTTGTCATTGTTTATTTTTATTTCCTTATCTCCATGACTTTTTTCAGTTTTATAATCTGTTATATATAAAATTATTTGTTTTCCTTTATTATAAATATAATTCTCTGTTTTTTCCTCAGGCAAGTTCTTAACAAATTTTAAATTTATATCTTTATTTCTCAAACCATTATTTAACATCAAATAATTTATTATATATCTTATTCCTGTTGAATCATTTAATTGATTCATTACATCATCTGCTGTTGGTAATAATTCATTTAGTTCTTTTAATCCTTCTTTTCTTTTCTTTTGTATTTCCTCTCTTAATTTATTTCTTAATTTTATTAATTGATCTGTTTCTTCATCTTCATTTTTTCGTACTAAAATTATTAGATTTAAATTCAGTTGTAATGTATTTGGATTTTCAAAATTATCCCTTAATTTTTTGATTAATGTTTTTTGAGATGTTAAAATGTTAAATGGTAATGATTTGGATATATTCGTATATGTCTTCATTGTTCCATCACTAACCTTTTTATCATCTTTGATTTTCTCTAAATATTTCTCAATCGCTTCCTTTGATATATTCTTTTTCGGCATTCTTACAATATAACCTTATTTTATTTTTATATTGATTTTATGTGTACGTGTATATTACAACTTTTATAATTTTCACAACTCTTTTTACAATTTATATTTTATATATTTTATATATTTTTATTACCTTTTCAATAAGGAAATTTAATAAAAGAAATAAAATAATGTATAAAGTTGTATAGTTGTTAATTTGTTAGTAAAACATAGAAAGTTGAAGGCAATTATAAAAAAATAGAGTAGTAGGATATAAATCACAGAGCTTTGTCAATACATCTCAATTCACCAATACCCAACCTCTATAAATTTAATCTTTCGCAAACATCCAATCATGGCCGTTTGCTAAATCGGCTTGTCGTTTCGCTTCAGCCAAATCTTTTTGTTTCTGTGCTTCAAATCCTTCTCTCGTATCTTGTCCTGCACCTTCTTGAAAAGGACTATAATCTGCTTGTTTATATTGAGAAAATCTTTTATTAAATTCTTGCGGTGATTCAGTTCCAAGATTTCCTAATTCTTCTCTTATAATTGTCTTCTTGTCTATTTTACTTCTCGTGCTTAAATAATCAAAAAATGATAAACCAAATATATTTTTTACTGCTTCTTTCACTTTTAATCCATATATTTTATCTGCTTTTACTACGTACTCGTTTAATAATGCTATATCTCTATCCCTCCCATCATAATTTATATCTTGTGTTGGACTTAATTCCTCATAACTTTGAAATTTACCTGTAGATACATATTGCCTCATTACTGCTTGACGCTTTGATATTTCATTATTTATTTTTTCATAATCACTTTGAATTATTCCTCTTGCTGTATCAGGTAATTTATTATATATATCATTTATATTTTTTTGTTTATTTTCTAGATCCTTCAATCTTGTGTTTACTTGCTCTTTTGTTGGTATGTCTTTCTTTGTTTTTGGTTTTACATCAATTATTTTTATTACATCTTCACCTGCTTTTATTGCTGTTCTTATTTTTTTTAATTCTGCCTCCATGAATTCATCTTTTAATTTTTTACCTTCATCTAAATCTTTTAGTACCTTCGCTTGTAAATCACTCCTTTCACCTGCTTGTGTTATTGATTTATAAGGTTTCTTTTGTTGGTCATATACATATTTTAATGTTTCTTTTGGTTCTTCAATTAATATTTGTCTTATTCTTTTATCTATTGGTGAATATTTACTATCTATATATGCTAATTGTTGTTCATTAAACGAAGACATGATATCATTATAATCATCACTTAATCCCTCTCTTTCTACTATTAAATTTTGTATTGCTGATATTGGTATATGAAATTGTTGTGGTAGTGGTTCTTTCGTATCAAATATTATATCTTTCTGATATTTTAAAACTCTCTTTACTACATTACTCCACCCTGCAGGGGCTATTATAGTTTGTGCTTTACCGCCTATATCTAATACATCTTTTGATAAATTTAATTCTGCTGGTGCTACTGGTGCTACTGGTGCTACTGGTGCTGCTGGTTGTGATGATAAATCTCTCTGTGATTGAGAGATTATTGAATCTAACCTTAATGCTAATCCATTTCTTTCACGAACAAAATTTATATCTAATGGTTGTTGATTTTTTAATCTTTCATTTTGTATTTCTTCCATTCTCTGTAATAATTTTTTACCTTCATCTATTCTTTGTTGTGGCGGCATTGATAAAGTTATTTTTTGTATTCCTAATTTTATTTCATTAAAAGCTGGAGCATCCTTATTTGGAAAAGGATCTGTACCTCTTTCTGATGATGGTATTGTCACTACTGGTGAAGGTGGATCTGTATCGGATCTCCCACTTGTTGGCGGCATTATTCCTGCGGTTGATTTACCTTCTCTTTCTAATTCACGCTTCGTTTCTTCGGCAATCTCTCTTAAAGCTTTGCCTGTAGCGTCCTCACCACTTGATGATGGTTGTTGAGGTATTGATATAGGAGGTATTACTACTGGAGGTGTTGTTTGAGGTATTATTCGTGGTTGTTGAGGTATAAAAGGTGAGGGCTGTATTATTCTTGGCTGTACATTAAATGGATTTCCTCCTACAAACATGGGTGAAGGTTGTATTTGTTGTTGTGTATCCTTTTCTAATAGTTCTCTTAATTTATTCTTTTTATTTACTACATCTTGAATAAAATTTTTTATATCATCAATTGTTTTCAGATCAGACATATTAATAGCAGTTAAACCTAATTCACTCGGTATTGTTATCTTTTTTTCTCTAACAGCATTTTGTATTCTATCATATTCTTCTAATTCTTGTTTTAATTCATCTAATAATTTATTTCTCTGTGTGTTTCTTGGTTTAGCACGTTTCCGTTTCTTAACCTTTCTTAGTTCTGTATCAGATGGAAATACTATTTGTACCACTTGTTTATTTACATTTTGATTCGCATCTTTTTCAGCTACAGCTATTATATCGGCTTTAACTTGTGATTTTTGTCTTTCTACTGTTTTTATTTTCTTTTTTTTAGAAGGCATAATATATAATTATATATATTTTTTTTTTATTTATTAATATTATATGTATGATTATTATGATGAATTTTCTTTGCTCAATGATTTTATACAAGAACAACAAGAAGAGAAAAAACCAAGACAAAAACCTACAGTTGAGCGATTAGGTACAGCTCAAGAAACTAAATATAATGAATTTGTTAAACAAATATATAAAACTTCTAAAAAGGTAAAAAATAATAAAAAATAATATATTTATTATATATGAGAAACTTGACTAACTTGGAAAATGAATATACGATAGGACGTAATCTCTCTAATAGTAATGGTGATATTCAAACATATACTTTATCAGCAACCTTACCAGTTGTCTACACTGAGAACACAGATAGTGCTTCAGTTATTAGTTTAAAAGGATTAACGGGATTTACCGCAAATAAAATTATCCGCTGTAATTCAGCTGGTACGGCGTTAGAATATTCTGATGATAATGATACTAATTTTTGGGATTTAAATAGTTCATCATTAACACCTAAATTAGATAGTTATAATGTGATTATAGGACAAAAAACAAATGCTAATAGTAATAATGTTGAACTATTAGTTTATGGTGATATGGAATTGAAAAATACTTTATTCTCTACTAACAATAATCAAAACAAAATAGATTTTGACACTACGTATGGTATCGATTTCTATGGATTTTATTATTCACCAAGTTTAAGGTCTTATAACATGTCTTTTAGAAATAATACACACGGCTCTAATTTTCCTTATTTAGGTGTTAGTAATACAGGAGATTTTCTCTTTCATATTAATGGTAGAGGTGATGTGATGATTATGAAAGCAGATGCTACAAGAGATATATTAATAACTGATGGTGATTTAATTGGTTCAACATCAAGTAATTATACTAAAAATAGAATGAAGGATATATACTGCCGTAATATTTATGCTGAACCAATTGAGATCAAAAACGGCACAACTTCAAGCGGTTATATAAACTTATATGAGAATTCAACAAATGGAACAGGTTTTGCGAAATTACAAGCACCAGCATCATTAGCAAGTGATATAACAGCAACATTACCATCAACAACTGGAACTCTTGCTTTACAAAGTGAAATAAGAACAGACGCACAAATACGAGGATTATTTTCAGCAACACCTCCTATTAGTTTATCAGCATCAGGCGTTATATCAACAGCATTTACTATAAGTTCATCTGATAATTTAAGTAATAAAACATTTACAGATTTAACAAATTTTAATGCTTCTCTTTCAGTAAAAAATAGTTCTAATTTTGGAACTGGTAGTGTGAGATTTTATGATTTAGATAATTCACATTACACAGAAATTAGAGCACCGAACACATTATTAGCGAATCACGGAATATTATTACCAGATATAACTTGTGAATTAGCATATAAAGGACAAAATATTTCAGTCTTTACAAATGATTCTGGATATATTACTGCTACGTCAACAGAAACTTTGGAAAATAAGACATTAAAATCACCTATATTTACATCTCAAAGTGGTGCTTATGAAAAGATGATATTAAAAGATGAAAATTTAACACATAATATAA